TACCTAATATTCTAAGAGATAACTCAAAGCTGTTCTGTCCTACATCTAAATTTACTATTTTCTTTTTTTCTTCAGACATCAGTACACCCTCACTTTCTTTGGGTCTATTTTTGGAACTAGTTTGCACATGCATTGATATGTGGTTTCTTTGTTTTCTTTCATAATAGTTTGATTATGCAATCGTTTCTTATATGACAAACAATTACTAACATCCTTAAAATAAATCCCGCCTTCTAACTGTGCGCCTAGATAGCAGACGAGCATGAAGGCCGTCACTTCTACAATAGATCCTTATAGTAATCCGAGTTAGGAGCAAATACTTCACCACCGTCTGCCATTTTTGTAGCTTTTACTTTATCTCCGTGACCTTCTCTTATTAAAAACTGTTCAAAGCTCATAGAATCTGAGGCAGGACCATCAAAAAATTCTTTTCTTAGTTCCTTCTCACTTCTTTTATCACCTGCTTTAGCCATCACTGACCTCCTTGGTTGTTCTGTTGTTTTAATAACTCACGTTCCATAGACGAATTAATCCTAGCCTGCGCTATATTCTCAGAGCTTTGTATCCGCTTGTCAAACTGCTCGCCACGCTGCTCTACCTTCTTCTCTTCTAGTCCAAGTTTAGCCCTGTCTATATTAGCGTCATTCTGTTCTGCCTGTGACTTCAGCTGTAGCTCCTGCTCTTTTAATTTTACAAGAGGATCAGGCTGACCTGCGCCACTTAGTTGTGCGCTTAGTGCTTTCAACTGCGACATGCCTTCAGCAACATACTGAGCTGTCTTGGCTTCCATATCAATCATCTGTTCTTCTGATACAGCCTGACCACCACCTGTTTGTATCAAGTCAACCGCAGCTCTCTCACGAGCTCCAATCCTGACATGTTCCATTATGTGCTTCTGTAAAGCCACCGCCATAGCAGGAGACTGCGCTACAAGAGGTGTAGATCCAAAAACCATGTGAGACATAATATGAGCCTCGTGGTCCTGACCCTCAAAAGCTACCAGATTTATCTGGTCTAATATATCTATGTTCTCCTGAGCAGGATCCTTCGGTACCGCCTCTGGCTCAGGTGTACGCTTTAAAATCCTGTCTATATCTCTCACGCCCAACGCCTCATACATATCCCTGAACACTTCATACATGTTGTGCATATCAGGGGCTGACGTGGCTAACTGCATCTTGGTCTGCGCCAAAGATATCCTCTGTGCCTGACTGAATACATTCGGATTAGATACAGGTAAAACATCTACCCTATCGTCAAAATCCTGCCGTCTTATACTACCATCAACACCCGTAATACTATACGGATACTCATCAGGTAAGAACTCGGACATTACCTTGGATAACAGCTTAAACTCCAGCTTCATCGCATAATGTAATCTTTTATGTACAGCTGACATGACCCGTGAGCCCTGTTCCAACATCGCTATAGTGGTGCCCACAGCTGCCTGTTGATTACCATCGCCTACTTTCAAGTCCGTTATGGTAGCGAATCGCTGTCCCGCATCAACTACAAAGCCCAACAAACTCATCAAAGTCTGATCAGGGCCCTTGAACGGCAACGACATTAAACTCGCTTTTATATCACCACCTGGAGCATCTACATCTCTAAACTCCCCAGGCTGTAAAGGCTCGTCATCATCCCTGATCCGTAGGCCGCGGGCCTTAAATCCTGCTGGCAAATTCGATAATGTACCAGCATCAATCAACTGCCTCAATGCAGCAGTCGCGGTTCGCGATAAACCACCAATGGTATGGATCAACCCTAATCCATAGAAACCAAAGCCTGGAAGAAACTTATAATGTACAAAATATTGTATCTTTGCCTTCTTCGCATCACCTTCTCTATAATTCCTGCGAATCGACAGTATCTGGCCATTATCCTGTGAAATAGTGACAATATACGGTACCTTTATGCCTGTCGGCTCACCGTCCTCGCCCATCTCTTCATAGCCTTCAAGATCCAAATCAACATGACATTCTAACAAAGTGCAGTCATAATCAATCTGTGATGGATACATACCATCAATTCTCTCAATCTCATCAGCCAAGGCTCCCGAATCAGATTGAGCAGGCATAACAGGTATATCCCTGTAAAATCCCGCTACCTGCCTCTTTCTCAAATCATTCAGGCTTAACTTCAAAACCTGTGTGATATTAGGGCACGTCTCTAAATCTGTCGTGTTATACGGTACAATCAAATTCTCAGCTGGAACAAACTTACTTACAGCCCGCTCCAAGTTCTCATCATAATATACCTTTTTGAACGTACTACCCGCCAACGGCAAGAAAAATAACATCTGATCTAACTCAGGAGTATACTCTTCCATTATACAAGTAATGTAATAGTTCATAAACTCCTTTACACGTTGAGCTTGATCTTCTTTCTCAGGAGTACTAGATCCAAGCACTGTTGTTCGCACGGGTCCAGTAGGCGGCAACAATTCATTAAACGCTTGAGCTTGGAACTGCGTGGCTGACTCGGCAAGCAAGGGATGCGTGACACCGCTCGCGCCTCTAAAGGGCTGTGATCGTTCTTCGTAACTAAATCCCAACAACTCCAAACCGTTAGCGAAAGCATCTTCCCACTCCTGTCTGCCACTCTTGTTCTCATCAAACTCACCCGTCAACTCACTGGCTATCTTTCCCAATAAGGCATCAGGCATCTCTTCAGCTAAATTGGCAGAAAACTCTTCAGTCGTGCCTCGTTGATCCTGTGGCTCAAAATCAACGATAACACTCCCATCATCTTCTTCCATAATCTCTACATTCTCTGGCACGGGCCCCATGTCAAGACTATCAGGCATCTCTATTTCTACTTCAGCAGCCAACTCCTCTTCGTCTAATTGAGACGGGACATTCTCCATCATGCTGCCTATCGGTTCTCTTGCCATGTAATTCTCCTTTCAGGTACTATACCATGAATTTTATAAAAGGTTCAATACCTTGTGGTCCGCGGGTCATGTTCACCGCTTTGTCTTTCAAACTTACGACGCCGCCATCCTCCATCATAAAATCTGAATCGTCAAATTTGGCAGGATCTTTTTTAGCCGCAGGACTTTGTAAAACCTTAGTGCTGCCTTCGGGTCGATCTGTTAACATGATGTAAGACACATTACCTGCATCCTCAACATCATTAATATAGGGTATATGAGTATATTCTTCTGCAGCCAATCCAGTTCTTAAAGTCCTAGCTGTCTGAAAAGATTGATCTACGGTAGCTAAGTCAGGTTGATAACTCTCTACCCATTTTCTTAAACCTGCCTCTGTAAAAGGTTCATTTGTATCAGGATTTAAAAAAGGTCTACTTAAATCAGCCTTTAAAGGAATACTTCCTCCATAACCTTTTCTAGGAATAAACTCACCACTTTTGTCCTTACCAAGGTTTCCACTAGGTGAAAACATTACAGAGTCTCTTGGATACCTGTCTTTAGCCATTTTTATAGCTTTATCTAAATCTTTGGTTTGCAAATAAAAGGTTCTAACAGGTCCCGTAAAATTTTGATTAATAAATCTTTCTTTGGCCGCTAGAGGTGTTGACCCCACATGTGGGCCTAAATGACTTAAAAGATCATAGCCCGCATCATCATTGTTAAATTTAGTAAAACCTTTTTCAACATTTCTTGAATAATGATATACAGGAGTATCTATCTTACCAAACGCTATCGCCTGCTTGACCGCTTTTCGTTGATCTCCTATACCTCTGCCACCAGCTATTTCTGTAATTTTAATATCACCTGCGGCAGCTCGTATTACATCCTTGTAGTCCTTACCACCCTGAACAATAACATTATCATAACCATCTAACGTGTTTTTGATCCTGCTCATCTGACCAGCATCTTGCTTGAACATCTCTGCCTTCTTAGGGCTCATCCTCTCATCGTAATTTTTTATAGGAGTATCCGCTCTGATCAACCCATGTTTAGCAGACATTATAGCTACATCAACGTCTGCAGGAGTTCCCATAGCCTTTAAACTTTTAAAGACAGGACCCAGATAACGATCAACAGCTTCCATGTCTCCAACATCAGGACACTTCGTATCACTACATGACAAAACTAAAAGACGGCGTCCTGATTTTTCTTCAGGTGAAAATAAACTTCCTGAGCCTAAATCAATTTGATCTGAAACATTGGAGACACCAGAGGTTTCACCCTCCATCTTGGTAATACCCGTATCTATGTCAGGGCCCCCAGCTGTCGCTGTCTTAGGACCCAAGTACGGTATAAAACCCTCAAGACCTTTTTTGGCTGCTTTAGCCGCAGGACCCACCATAGGTAAAACACTTGCTATACCCAGAGTTCCTAACGCCGTGCCTGCTGCCGCCTCTACAAAATCATCACTAGAAATCATCTTACCGCTTTGAGACAAAACCTCTGGCAACTCGTATCCCGCTATCACCTCACCCGTGCCAGGTAAAAAAGACAAAGCATCATACGCATCTTTCAGCGAGGTACCTTCTTTATCTTTGGCCTCTAAACGAGATAAAACATCCCTGTAACTTTGTTGAGCTTTAGCCATCTCTTCCAAGAACCTGTGCTAACTGGGCCATGAGACGTGGATCGCGGGTTTCAGTTACACCACCCTGTTTCATAATACGGTTCATAACCAACATGTTTCTGTCAGCAGGTACCTCCTGCATCTCAATCGTGGTCTTCTTCATCAAACTGGCTACGCCACCACCGTCAGCGAAAAGTCTCGGAAGCGTTCTATCAAGGATACGAGGTTCATTAGCTATGGTTTGTGGATCAACAACAGATTGTTCTATTTGAGGACGAAAAAAATAATCATCTCGTTCAGCGTCAAAGAAACCCATGAGATCGTCATTAACAGATTTAAGGGGGCCCTGTTGTAAGGCCGCATCTATAGCTGCCTGAATATGAGGAGGCTTAACATCTCTTGTCATGCTCATTCTTTGCGCCTGCTCATAGCTAAAAGTCGGCTGTTGAAACGGTGACGGTCTACTCATGTCTATAGGATTTTTGAGAATAGCGGGCTCAATCATGTGATGTATTTGGTTAATTTTCTGAGGAGGTTCAAATAATTTAAGAGGACCCGATCCTCCACCTGGTAAGGCTCCCGTTACAGGTGCTATACCCGAACCGCCGCCCATATTACCACCACCTAAATTAAATCTCTCAGAAGCCATCTGGTTGATTTCATCTATAAACGGGTCTACCTGCTGCTGGTCTATTGTCTCCATCAAAAACTGACGAAAAGAATCTAACGGGCCGCCGCCTGACATAGCCAAGCCGCCTTCCCTCATATAAACCTTATCGGACATAGGTGCGTCTAATATTCCAGAGGGATCCGCCAAGCCGCCTTCCATCTCGCTACCACCGAAATCTAAAATCCTGTCGCGTATGGCATCTCTAGGCTCAATAAATTCTTCAGGCTCTGTCGTAGTATCCTGATCCAGAGGGTCCAACGCATACGGATCGTCTTCCAACATCCTTACAATATCATCATAACCAATATCAGAATTGTCTTCTTTAGTTGCGTTGCGTACTACACTATCAGCCATGTTCACCTCAATAATAAGCCCTTACTTGAGCCGACCCATCGCCTTCTTCCCAATCGTCAGTCGGTAGCTGTACAAAATTACCCTGACGATAGCGCATTAAGGCCTGCGTCATGCTATCCACAAGGTCATCATACTCTCCATTTGGAAAAGCTGCAACCTCTTCTATCATCTCATCCGCGAACGTCTCGTCAGGGACCCAAACCATCCCCGCTTCAAACAAAGGAGACACCGCATGTACTCTAGATACCTTATCATTACCTTTACTCGGTGTAAAGTTCACAACAGGTATGCCCATATTACGCAAT